AATATCGCAGCTTCAAAAGACATTGCAAGGCTACACGCAAGAGGTAAAGCGTGGGGAGTTAACGATTTAGCAAAGGCGCTAAGTGGCGATGACCCTATGGCACAGATAGGAAATCTTGTGGCTGATTATTGGGCTAGAAGATGGCAAGCTCTTTTAATTTCAACTCTTAAAGGTGTATTTTTATCAGCGTCAATGTCTGGTAATGTACATGATATTTCAGCAGTTGTAGGAGCGGATACTTTTACAGGTTCGACTTTTATAGATGCTGCTCATAAGCTAGGAGATGCAGAATCTAAGCTAACAGCTATCATGGTACACTCTCTAGTATATGCAAGCATGAGAAAGCAAAACTTAATCGAGTTTATCCCTAACTCTCAAGGCGTGTATGATATTCCAACTTACCTAGGCAAGAGAGTTATAGTTGACGATTCAATGCCTGTAAGCTCTGGAGTATATACCACTTATCTATTTGGAGAAGGAGCTATTGGATACGGAGAAGGCGAAGCGCCAGTACCTACTGAAACTGATAGAGATAGCCTAGCAGGTGAGGAATATCTAATCAACAGACGCCATTTCATCATGCACCCTAGGGGCGTTAAGTGGAATGAGGCTGCGGTAGTTGGAGATTTCCCTACTAATGCAGAGTGTGAAGATGCTACAAACTGGACTAGAGTATATGAAAATAAAAATATCAGGATCGTTCAATTCAAACATAAAATAGGCTAGAAAACCGAAAGGGAGGGACTAATTCCCTTCCTTTTTTAAAATTAAGGAGGTACAAAATGGGCTTATCAGCTTTTAATAGATACAGACGAGAACAAGCTCTTAAACAAGAAACAGTTTCCGAAATGGAAACAGTTGAAACCGTTGATTATGAAGAGCTTACAAGAGCAGAGCTAAAAGAGATACTTGATAAAAAAGGCATAGAATACAATGATAGAGATAACAAGTCTACTCTTATTGAATTGTTGAAGTAGGTGAATTAGCATGACGGACAGAGAAAAATTACTAGCATGGTGCAAGAAATATTGCAACAATCCAGATTTGACCGATTCCGACGATTTTTCATTAGTCCTTGATAACTTAAATGCTATCTTTGAAAAAGCAGGGGTAACAGCTGAAAGCTTATCCGACATGAGCCAATCATTCGGGGCTGATACAGCGTTTAGGGTAAGAGATATGTTGAGCCCTTATAAGCGATTGAAGGCTCTATAATGGCTATTAAAGTAACGGATAAGGATAATACGGATAAGCTTTTAAAGATTCTAAAAGAGATAGAAACTAAAGTAATCGAGGTAGGGATATTTTCAAAAGCAGGCGGAGATATAATCCTAATCGCAAACGTACACGAATTTGGGAGCAATAAAAATAACATCCCAGAACGTTCATTTTTAAGGGCAGGATTTGACAAGTATCAAAAGGATATAGCCGACTTGTGCGATAAGATGATAACTAAGGCAGTTATGCAAGAAATAAGCGTAGACACAGCTTTAAATACCATTGGAGCTTTTGCAGTATCTAAGATACAAGAATTTTTAACAGATATGAAAAGGCCACCTTTAAAACCGCTTACAATTGAAAGAAAAGGCAGCTCAGCACTTTTGATAGATACAGGAAAACTTCGTTCATCTATCACATTCCGAATAAAGTAGGTGATAACAATTTATAATTTTAAAAGCTTAGTAAAGAAATATAGTAAAAAACCTTGCTATAAACTATCTCAGACTGATGGATACTATGACTATGCCAACGGTGGCATATGGGTAGATGGTGCTATAACCGAGGTAGAATTTGAGGGAGCAGTAGTACCACTTACAGGGCAGGATTTACAGTATGAGGAAAACGGGACATATAGCTCAGACGACAGAAAACTCTACTGTTATGAGGAATTCAACATAGGGCAGAAAATAAAGCACAACAATGTTAACTATACTATACAGAAAATCAAGGATTATGCAGATTTTGACGAGAATCTTAGAATCTACTACATGAGAAGGAGGGCGGAATGATAGAAAATGTTAGAAACAAGATAGTCGCTGGCTTATATGCTTATATTAATAAGCCCGTTATATTTCAGCCACAAAATACACCATTACCGCCTTACCCTTTTGTAGCGTTTTCCATAACTAGTGATTATATGCGAACATTAGACGAAGGAAATTTGCAAAATATTCCGCAATTAGTAGATTTAAAAGAAACATTATCGAGCAACGTTGAAATAACATTTAGCTTTAATGCTTACAGCTTGAACAGTTTAGAGGCTAAGAATTTAATCAAGAAAGTGCATGATTATTTTAGATTTGCAGGATACCAATATTTATCGGATAATGGTATAATAGTTGTAGACGTTGGTAACGTGCAGAATAGGGACTTGCTAGAGGTTGACCAGTACGAAAGACGAGAAGGTTTTGACGTAAGAATACGAACATTAGACACTATAGAGCGTATTACACCAGAGATTTTAGATTACAACATCGAGGAGGTAGAATAAATGGGCTTTAAAAAAGATTTTAATGTTAACATAACGAGACTCACTACAGCAGTGGCACAGCGTGGATTTGGCACTATATTAATTCTCAGCAATGATAAGGATTTGGCATATAAGGAATACACAGATATATCTGGGGTAGCTCCAGATTTTTTAAGCACAACTAAAACTTACAAGATAGCAGAGGCTTTATTCTCGCAGAAAGTAGAAAAGATAGCTATATTCGGGAAATTAACAACAGCACCAGCTGACCTAGTAACAGCTCTGAACACGCTTATAATAACACAAAACAGTTGGTTCGGGCTTGTATGCACTCTAAACACTGACCCAGCTATTGCAGCATTATCAACTTGGATTGACACTCAAGAAAAGGTATATGCCGTTACAAGCCAAAGTAAAGCTATCACAAACGCATCAAACCAAACAATGATAGCATATCACCCGACCGAATACATCATGGAAAAATCACTTGCTTATATGCTAGTACAGGAAATAGGCGGTACTGACTTAGACGGTAAAGCTATAAGCGGTATTACTTCAAGCTTAATCAACGCTACTGAGTACGCGACTTTCAAAACTAACCACATCAACGTGGCAGTTGAGAAATTCGGGAACGTAGTAATAGATGGCGGAGATATGGCGGGTGGAGAAAAAATTGACGTTATTTTAGGCGAATTCTGGATTAAAATCAGAATGGAAGAGGACCTTGCACAGCTTAAGCTTAACAGTCCTAAAATCCCTTATACTAACGCAGGGGTTGCACTACTTGTTGACATTGCTTCAAACAGATTGAAACTTGCAGCTAGACAAAATATAGTAGCAATAGACGATGCAGGTATCCCAGAGTTTACTATAACTTATCTGCCTGTTGAAGAAGTCCCTGCTACTGACAGAGCTAACAGAAAATATGATTATGTTAGATGGGAAGCTAGACTTGCAGGTTCAGTCCGAGAAGGCCAGATTTACGGCACGCTAACAGTGTAGTTATAAAGAACTATAAAACAAGGAGGTAGAAAGCATGGCATTATATGACCAAAGTAAAGTAACCGTTGTAGTAGACGGAACATATATAACAGGATTTGGAGAAGGAACTAAAGTATCAGCAGAGCGTAACGAGGATAATATAGTCCCTTACGTTGGAGCAGATGGAACAGTTACAAATGCAGTAAGTGCAGACGAAACAGGGACTATTACAATTCCACTTGCAATATCAAGCCCTTCAATAAGCTTTTTAAATGGACTTGCGAATCAGAAAAAACCGTTTTCAATTACGGTAACAGATTTCAATGAAAATGGTGTTAACTGCTCAGCTTCTCAAGGCTATGTATCTAAGCCGATATTCCCGGAAAAGGGAAAAGAGGTAACAGTAGCAGAATTCACTATTTTCTGCGATGATTTAACAATTCAATAGGGAGCTTCGGCTCTCTTTTTTAAAATAAAGGAGGAATATAAATGGCACTAGAGCAAAGAAAAGTTAAGATAGACGGTAAGGAGTATACATTCCAAAAGCTACCTATAAGAACGTATTACGATTTCATGAACAAGCTAAAACGTGGAGAATTTGGTATAGTAGAATCATATGATTATCTTTTAGAACACGTTGTGGTAAATCCTAGATTGACTCTTGAGGATTTTGAAGTAGAAGGGGTAGCACACTGCGAGAAGGTTATGACAGAAGCCAACAAATTTCTTACAGCCAAGTCCAAAATCTAGCTTTGAATATCAAGAAAAAGTAGACAATGAGTGGATATTCTG